ATCGGTGACACATTCGGTGGTCAAAAATTAAAGAACACTGTATCAAGTCTTGTTGATACCTTACATGACGAGTTTATCGAATGTGACGATTGTCAAGAAATAGAAGTACGCGACCAATCAACTTGGATTGAAAGTACAGGTACTATGATATGCGATTCTTGTTGCTCAAATAACTACTCATATCACGAGGCACATGACCAATACTATCATCACGATGATTACCCCGATGATGATGATTATGATGAGGACTATGAAGATGCCTATGGTGTTCATACCTACGACTATGATGTCACTAACCAACTGCAAACGCAAAAATACAAGAACGAAACACGACTGCTTGGATTAGAAGTAGAAGTGGAACGCAGATCAGATTGTAGTGAAAATATCGTAGATCAAGTACACGAAGTCATGCGCGACTTTGCTATATGCAAACATGACGGCTCTCTCAATCATGGTTTTGAAATCGTGACTGCACCTGCGACTATAACCTTGCAAAAGAAAAGGTGGACTGCTTTCTGTGAGAAAGGATTTGCCGATCAGTTATCAGCTTGGAATACCTCAACTTGTGGTATGCATATTCATGTGGATAGAGCATCAGTCACTCCCCTTGATATCGGCAAACTATTAGTCTTTGTCAATGGCTCCAACAATCGCAAGTTCATTGAGAATATTGCGGGTCGTAGTTCGGCTCAATGGTCACAGTTCAAAGCTAAAACTATCAAAGATAGTTTACACCGATCAGATAAATACGAAGCCCTTGCAACGCACAAGCCACGCACAATCGAGTTCAGATTGTTCAAAGGTAATATTGCTAAACAAGGCATCATGCGAAACATTGAGTTCGTAGATTCTCTGTGCAACTTTGTACGCACTGTTGGTTTGGACAAAGACACAGATTCAGTAAATAGTTTATCATATACTAACTTCGTACAGTATATGACTAAATCAGAGAACAAAGGTCAATACCCTTACTTGTTCTCTTGGCTAGTTCGCAAGGGCTACACAAAGGGTAAAGGTAAAAACATACAAAATGAAAGTGAGGAAAGCTAATGTGTTTAATTATAAAAAGCAACAACGCTAGTGAGTTAAGTTCTAAACTACTCAAGTCAGCATACTCCAACAATTCAGACGGATTTGGTGGAATGTTTCTAGCAGATGGCAAGATTCAAACATTCAAGGAACTTCCGAGAAGTGAGAATGAAGTCGTCAAACTGTGGGACAAATACAAAGATATGAAAATACCAATGGGACTGCACTTCAGATTCACAACTAATGGGAGTACAAGCAAAGCTAACTGTCACCCATTTGAAGTGTTGAATAAGAAGCAACATAACAGATCACTATGGGTTATGCATAACGGACCACAATTACCAACACCAATGATAGATGTAGACAAGTCCGACACGCATCAATATGTGAAGTGGGTGTTGCGACCAATGTTATCTAACAATCCCGAACTTATATACAACAAAGATTGGGTGGACATGATTGAGGATTCAATCGGTTCCGATAAACTATTATTCCTTGACGGTAGTAATGGTAAGTTCGTAATCATCAATGAAGATCATGGCGAAACCTTAGATAACATGTGGCTATCCAATACATACTCAATCAACAGGGGTATGGGTTCTGATTACGATGTCAAAACCGACACGATATCCAACAAGCCAAAGTATCTAAGCTACTATGGTTCTAGCTGGAAACATAACCCTAGCTATGATGAGAATGTATACGAGTGGGAAAATGACTACAACTTTGGAACAAGCTACACCAAAAAAGACTTGAGTGGTGACTCCGAGTACGCGAAAAAATGTGTATCACTTTGTGATGACGGCACACCATACAATATATCCGATCTTGTGGAACTAAGCAAAGCTGATATATCCGAAGTCATATACCACAATCCAACAGGCACAGCAGAAATGCTCAGCGATTTTGTCAATGCCTCAGAGAATGATATCTATGATGCGCTTGACGAACTCATTGATGCTAAGATAAACAAAGGGGGCACGAATTATGGCAAACATGATTAGAGTACCAAAGACTGACGAGCAACACCTATTAGCTTATGTCTTGGGCGAAAGCCAAAATATAATTGACAGGCTTTACATGGGCAAGGTCAATTCCAAAAATGTTTTGGTCAGTCAGCATTACTTACGAGGACTGCGTTCAAACAACAAGACTGCTACCGACAAACTAAACTTTGATAGCATGTTATACTACGCAACTACAAACTCATGGGACTACTTCAAAGATGTCAAGTGGGTTATCGTCAAGGTCAAACCACCAAGACATGAGGGTGTATATACTTTCCAAATACTAGAATCAGAAGATGATTCCCGTAAAGGTATGCGCAAAATCATAAGCAACTTTAACAAGCTCATCAACAGGAACGATAGCTTCTACTGTTTGGGTATGTTAGGTACGCGAATCCAACGCGCCACTTGGTACAAGGAAGCCTCAGTCGAGGAACCTCACCACAAAACTATGCGCAGAATACTTAAGCAACCTAGTATATGGCGCTCATATCCTAACCTATATGCTAAAGCCAAGTCGAAGATACCATACTTCGAAACTTCAGGTGAGGTTTTAGATCCACAGGTTGCTTTAATGGAACAGAGTTTACCAAACATTTCGTTTGGTATTCCAAAAGATATACCTTACACTTCTGTAAGTTTATCTTACACTATATTTCGCCCCACATTTGACAGTCCAAATGTCAAGTATTGGGGTGAGAACGGCTATCGCTTGGTAGCATAGTGTATTTTCCTCACCGAAGATATGCGACAAATCTCCGACAAATGTCCGAGGGTTAGCAAAATGAAGGGTGCTACCCCCAAAGATATACTATATAAATAAATAAATATAAATTTTAAATCGTATATTAGAGGGGTGTGGGGGTCAGATTTGCAATTTTATAGACCATCGGGAAATTGTCGGGACTTTGTCGTGTATATTCGAGAAACGACTGTGTCGGATTAATAGGTAGATGTGTCGGATTCAAAATCCGATGCGTCAATCTGTCAAATTGATTTATATTTAGAAAGGAATATAATATGGACATGATTATAAATAAATTACGAACAGAACTTATCAGATTGAACTCTGAATTGTCAGATAGTTTAGATAGGTACAAAGAGCAAGACCAAATGAGTGATGACGAACTCATAGCACAGGGGTGGTTCGAAGCAACCGAACACTTCAGTAAAATACTTGAGCAATATACTCAAGAAGAAAGCGAGGAAAACAATGACAGTTAAAGAACTGATAGAAGAACTTCAAGAGATTGAAGATAAATATCTAGATCATGAAGTAATACTTTTTCACAACGGAAGTGCTGATAAATGGCAGATTGTAGAAGTGGGAAAAGAAAATGAGTGGGAAGATCAAGAAGAAATTTATATTACTATATCATAGAAAGCGAGGAACAAAATGGGTAAAGTAAAAGCATGGCTAATGGAACTAGAAGAAAAACGACACGAGGATAACCTATCTGATTACGAAGCTAAGTTATTGGAACAGCTTGATGAGGATAGACGATCATACGCAGAAGCCGAAGCGAATGATTGGTGGGAACACAACGGCAATTTAGTGAGGAAAAAAGATGACTAACATAATATTATTTTTAATGATGATAACTATGGCATGTGTAGGATATGCGTCAGCATATAAGATAATGCAACGCGAAATTGTTAAGCGCGATATTGAATTGCACATGGCATACACATACATAGGGGACAAACTAAATGAACGAGCAAGAAAAGGTTGAGTATGAAAACCTCAAGAAGAAAGCAATCAATGGTGACATGAGTATTCAACAAGCGCTGAAATATTTTCAGCTAAAAGAAAAAGCTAGACAGGAGAAAGTACAATGAATATATTTTATTTAAGCGAACAGCCCGATGTATCGGCGCGTTGGTTATGTGACAAGCATATACCTAAGATGTTATTAGAAACTTGTCAGATGTTATCCACTGCTGTGCATCGCCAGGCGCCTCACCTAATCAAAGGTGATTCACTATATAAAAGCGCATATGCTAACCACCCCATGACTAAGTGGGTGGGAGATAGTTTGCCTAATTTTCTGTGGGCTTACGATCATGCAAGAGCAATCAATGACGAATACCAATATCGTTTTGGTAAGATACATAAATCAGAACGCATACTAGATTCGATCGCGAAAATTAAATCGTCTTTGTATACAGCCTTTGCTGATATCCAAGCGATAGATAAAACCACAGTACCACAGTGTATGCCCGATCAGTACAGACACGAAGATCCTGTGACAGCATACAAAAATTATTACTACAACGAAAAGAAATACTTTGCTAGGTGGGAAAAGGGTAGACCAAAACCTGTATGGTTTAAACAAATGGAAAGAGGTGACAATGCAGAACAGTAGCATATTAAAGATGCGCATGGAAGAATTGACGCGCGAAATAGAAATACTTGACAAGCGAATCATACTCATGCAAGATGAACTAGCTGAACTTGATAGAGTAGTGTCAAGCTATTCAGCCACAAGCATACGCAACATCATAGAAGAAAGGGCAAGGCAAGATGAAACAAAAGAAATCAAACAGGCACAAGGATAGTCACTTCGTAGGCGGAAGCAACGAGGATTTCGCAGGGGTTTATTATCACATTATGCGTGAGCATACACCTTTGAAAGACTTGCGCGAAGTAGTTATCAAACTTATGGGCAGATGTTTTGATGCGTACCCACAGGCAAGGGCTGATGCTGAGAAACATTACATAGAAATTTTGGAGCAACACAATGAAGGGTGAAGATTTAGTTTGGGACATAGCTTATTGGAATCCAACCGATGAAGTGACGGATGAAGAACTCCAAAGATTCTTAGATAGTGGCGTAGGTACGCCATCAAATAACTCTAGGTGTTTTAATCTCCGACAATTTGTCGAAGCATTTAATAACCAAGAGATCAGTGACTTAGGGTGGTTGTACTACAATGACCGACACAATGACAAAGGGGGCACGGCATGAAGATAGATGTGAGAACAAGGGACTGTTGCTACATAGAACTGAATGATTATGTTTATTACATTGATGATTCAACTGGCGAACAGATAGTTCACAAGTGGCACAAAGATTCTGTTGATTCTTTTGAACGTATATCAAAGATAGACAGGCAAGTTAAACGCGCAATCCAAAGGGGGTATCTTGAAGAAGAGTAAAATGAAATGGGTATGGTATAACATATACGCAAATGAAAGCAAAGATAATATTTTGCTTGACAACAAAGACGATTCATGGTATACAAAACTATGGCGCAGAATAAAAAACTACCTAAACATGTGACCATCGGACCATTCGCCGTTGAATTAATATGTGCCCCCCACGAACTGATGTCAGAAGTAGCAGAGGTTGAGGGTACATTTTTACAGAAGCCACCATACAAAATATATTTAGATGAGAATATAATAGAGAAGGGTGGCGCGAATGCTGTCAATGTAGTTATCCATGAGTTATTACATGTAGCATACTATCAATACTATCTTAAAGATAGAGATGAAGAACGCACAGTTAATTCGTTCAGTAATTTTTTAACTGAACTGTTGTGTCATTCAAACTTAAAAGATTGGGTGCGCGAAAATATGAAAGGGAAAGATGGAAAACAAAAAAAGGTTAATGTTCGTTTACGGAACTCTCAAAAAAGGCGAGCGCCTAAACGGGCTAATGGCAAAACAAAAAAGACTAGGCGAAGCAATAACAGTCGATAGTAATTATACTATCAAAGATTTCTTGCGGAGTTATCCTATTACATTTAGGCACTATGATAACAAGGTGTGTAGATATAGAATCAAAGGTGAACTGTATGATATTAAAGATGATAAAGTTTACGAAGCCGTGTGTAATATGGAAATCAGCGCAGGATATACACTAGTAAATACTCTAGTGGAATCAGAAGATGGTACGGAGCATGTGGCAGAAATGTTTTTAGTAGAAGAAACACCCGCTAAAATTTCTAGCAAGGAAGTGCTATCTGATTATAGGGTAATAACAACTAACAACATAAAAGAATGGAGTACTAAGTAATGGACTTTGAAGAATCGTGTAATAAAATTACAGGCGCACTAATGTGGGTGGCTACCTATGGTGTATTTATTTTACTAGCTGTAGGAGTTGTATTAACAATACTTGGATAGGAGTAAACATGACAAAACGTAAATACACAACAGGCGATCATTATTTATTTGATGAAACCTTAGAACTAGAAGATGACTTTGACATAGAAGAATATGAGAATGACCCTATGTTTGATTCTAATGACCACGAATATTTACAGGAGTTAAACAATGAAGAAACAAAAGACGGCAAACCTTTACCGCTGGACAGATATTTCAATCGCTTTAGAAAAAATCGTTAAGGCTATTAATGACCCATCCAACGAGGACAAAGTTAGGTTTGTAATTAAACACGAGAAACCTTTTTCATTACGCATGAAGATGTATCAATATATAAATGCATACAGAAAACTTGCAGAAGAAAATGGAACGGATGATCCTACAAAGTATGACACACTTAAATTAACAGAGGTTAAGGGCGGTGTCGAAGTTGTTCATGTGCTTGATGCAATAGAAGAACTTGAAGTCGTTGACCCCGAGACAGGAGAAAAAATATGACAGATGATAGGAACTATCGCGCGGATTTTGAAGCATGTGTAGAACGTTTAAAAGAACCACTGCTTGATATCGCAGGACAATATGATACGGATGTTCTTATATCCGCACTGTATGAGGTGGGCATGAGATTATCTTTATTAAAGTATGGAACAATGGGTAGCTTCGGTTTACTTGCAGATGTTCTACATACATTCACAACAGCAGGACCAATGATAGATAAAATGGAAAAGCTAAATGAAAAAACAGGAGACGCAATCGGTTCTGTTTTCTTAGACGCAAAGAAAAAGAAAGACCCATCAACAAAACATTAAGGAGACAACATGAGTGAGACACAGGAGATTACAATACCTACGGAATTGTTAGAGAAAGATTCAGTTGAATTATCTAATGATGAAGTAGCTATTCAAAAGATAGTTGATTACTTGAAAGCGACACGCATTAACGTGCGTGATGCAGAGTCAAGTGGCAAACGCATATCAAAGAAAAGTGCTACGACTAAAGCGCCAAAGAAATTTGAAAAGAATATACTTGATATGTTAGTATCAGAAACATAGGAGACAACATGAGTGAGAGCGAATTACCAAGAATTAGAAAGTTTGTATGGGATGACAATGGTCAACCTATTCAAAAGATATGGGACACTTCAAGCCTAAGTTCTTTCTTAGCTTGCCCTAGATATTACAAGCTGTCTGTATTAGAGGGCTGGAAATCTACAAGCTATTCATCTGCCACAGGGTTTGGCTCTGCAGTACACTGTGGTTTAGAAGAACTAGACAAGGCGAGGCATGAAGGTTTATCGAAAGATGAATCCACCAAGCGAGCAGTTGCTTTAGTCTTGCGCGATTTCGGTGAGGATTTAAAACTCGCTGATGAAAACGCAAGAGGATTGGAAGCGGCGTTGCGTGCTGTTGTTTGGAAAGCGGAAGAGTTTTGGGATGATAAGCTAAAGCTAGCTACCATGCCCGATGGTTCACCCGCATTGGAACAAAGGTTTGAAGTACCCATAGGTGACAAGGGTCACAGGTTCAGCGGTCGTATAGATAAGATTGTTTCTATTGATGACAGGCTGTATCTTGTTGATACTAAAACAACTAAGTCATCTTTATCTGAATGGTATTTCAATGGCTATATGCCAAACAACCAAGTGTTCGCATACATCTGGGCATGTCGTGAAGTATTGAAGTTGCCTGTTGATGGCTTCATCATTGACGCAGTACAGACAGGCGCGAATTTCACAAGGTTCGCAAGGCAGGTCTTTAGTGTATCGAAAGAATTAATTGATGAGTGGTATGCGGATACATTACATCACTTAGATATATCAGATGTATATGCTAACTCGCAATACTACCCCGCTAACTTTACATCGTGTGGAAACTATGGTGGTTGTAGATATAGAGAAGCATGCGCGCATGCGAAATCACAAAGGGGAATGTTCTTTGGTAATGACTTTACTCAAGAGTATCACCCCGATTTGGAAGAAACAAAACCACAAGAACTTGAAGTTATCAAGGGTGGTAAATAATTTTCTTGACAAATTTTTTTAATAGTATATAATTCAAAACATTATAGGAGACCAGTAAATGGCAAACATTAGTAAACATAAATCAACAAGTGTTACCAAGCTATTACTCTGCGGAGATAGTGGCTCTGGTAAAACGTCAGCTCTAGCGAGTTTAGCTAATGCTGGCAAGAAGCTACGTATACTAGACTATGATGACGGACTTGATATTCTGCCCGAGTTTTTAAAACCCGAAGCAGTAAAGAACGTTTCATATGTTACGTTAAGAGATTCACTAGGACAGGCTGACTCGTTTAGACGAGGGGCACGGTTGTTGTCTCATTGGAAAGATGGCGATGAGGACTTAGGTCCTGTGAAAGAATGGGGAGACGACACAGTTCTAGTGATTGATTCCCTCACACTAATGGGCGAAGCTGCGTTAAGAGCGGCGCTCGTTTTTAATAACAAGAAACCAACAGAGCAAGCTAGCCAACCCGAGTGGGGTGCGGCGGCGCGTGATGTCCAAAACATTATACAATATATCACAGGTGATGAAGTGAAATGTAATGTTATTGTGACCACGCATATGCAGTACATGGAAGGTGAGATGGGTGTGTCAAAAGCATATCCTACATCTGTTGGATCGAAGTTATCTACAAAGATTGGTAGATACTTTAACTGTGTATGCAGAATAGATACTCGTTCATCTAGCAAAGGAACAGAGCGCACGTTACGTACAATGTCAGATCACAAGATGGATCTGAAAGTTACAGCGCCATCTTTAATAGAGCCGAACATTGAACTTGACTTGAACAAGTTATTTGAATCTATTCAAAAGAACGCACAGTCTAAACTAAAAGAGAGCAATACGAAAGGAGATAAATAATGTCGAACGTTGCTGACTTTTTAAACATGACACCCAATGACACACCCGAAGCGGTGGTGTTACCCGAGGGTAGTTATGAGTTCTCTATAACTTCTTATAGAGCAGATGAAGTGGGTGAAAATAATACTCCACTCATCAGAGTGAACGTCAAGGCAGTGGGAGTTATTGATTCAGACCTTACTGATGATAAACTCAAGGATGCTCAACCAACTCGTATGGAGTTTTGGGCAACACCAAACGCCTTGAAGGTGAACAATCCTGCAACAGGATTAAAATCATTTCTAACCAATGGGTTAGACATGGGTCATGTAGAGGACCTGCCTTACAGTGAGTTGCTAGAAATGGCAATCGGTAAAACCTTTAAAGGTTTAATCAAACACGAAATGGTGGGTAAGAATAAGGACATTCTACAACCTACTATAAAGAGAATACTCTAGTATGACAAAGCAAACAGTACCTTCACAACAACCGACAGGCAATTGTCAGATAGCTTTCGTATTTGATTTTCCAAATACAGATGAGCAACGTCTTGGGCAAATCATGGTCGGTAGTACGGGTAAGATGTTTCACAAGATGTGTGAGATATTAGACTTAAATGTGGATAACTGTTTGCTTACGCATGCTCTCGCTCAGAAGCCAGCACAGGAGAACCCCGCGCATTTCTTTATTAATAAAAAGAATTACACTAAGTTTAGTAAAGAGAACAAGTGGCGCTCGAAGTATCCTGTGAATGGCTTCGGCTTCTTGAAGCAAGAGTACGAGAGTGAACTAGAGAGATTACAAAACGAGCTTAACGCGTGCAAACCTAATATCATTATTGCTATGGGTAGCCTTGCGTTATGGGCACTGACAGGGCTTGATAAGATAGGAACTTACAGGGGAACCATTCTAAAATCAGACCTCACCAGTGGGACCAAAGTTATGCCTACTTACAGCCCTAGTGCCGTAATAAGAAACTACGACTTCAGACCTGTTGTCTTAGGTGACATCAAGAAAGCAGTCGCTGAATCCGACACACCAACTATTCAAATAAAAGAAAGAGAGTTATGGATTGAACCGAACATCAAAGACCTTAAAGACTTCGAAGAAAGATATATTAGAGAGAATAATACAGATCAGCCACTCAGTTTCGACATTGAAACGGGGGGCGGTTTTATTACTTGCATTGGTTTCGCTCCAAGCGATGCTGTCGCTTTGGTTATACCATTCAAAGATAAACGCAATGTACTCCAAAACTATTGGACCGATGTTGCTCATGAACAACAGGCATGGGCTTGGATAAAAAGAATATTAGAGAACGAAAAGATTACGAAGGTTGCACAAAACCAAACGTATGATGTATCGTGGCTAGCTTTCAAACACAATATCAAAGTGGCTGGAACTATCCACGATACTATGCATGCACAGCATGCGCTTCAGCCCGAACAACAGAAAGGCTTAGGCTTTTTAGGTTCAATATATACAAACGAGGGTGCTTGGAAAACCATGGCTAAGTTTTCAAAGAGTACTAAAAGAGATGAATAATGTAATCAATGTCAAAACGTGCTCCATACTTTGCGGAGTTACATATACCTAATGAATTAGTAACTATCGAAAGTGAAGTACGATTGTGGAGATCAGTAATTGACCAAGCGATATCAGACTTTATGTCGACCAACAAGGCACGCGAAAGTCTATCAAACAAAGAGCGCGCCAAGATTTGGTTGCGCGGAAAGACAGATGATTTCAGTCTCGTCTGCGACTATGCATTCTTAAATGCGCAGTATGTACGTGATGAGGTATTTAATATTATAGGGGGCATTGATGAGTTATACAAGTAACAGAGCAACGACTGCTTACGAAACACAAGTAGGCGGTGACCATTATAAGAAGTATAAGATACAACCATCTGCGTTCGTTAATCAGAACAAAATTCTTTTTGCCGAAGGTAATGCTATTAAGTATATCTGCAGGCATCAAGACAAGGGAGGCAAACAAGATTTATTAAAAGCAAAACATTATATCGACATGATAATTGAGAGAGACTATGAGTAACACAGGAGACAAAAGCAATGGCAAAAATAATAAAGAACGTAGATATACAAAATATCGAACTCGATTCTGAGCAGACCCTCTGGACTTATTGCGCTTTAGATTGCGCTGTAACTCTAGAGATATGGCAAAAGATTAAAAAAGAATTAGACGAAACCACTTCCAAAACATATCAGTTTGAAATAGATAGCCTCAAGCCTGCGATGGCTATGATGCTGAAGGGTTTGCGCGTTGACCTTGACGCTGTTAAGAACATGCGTGCCCCCTTGAAAAAAGCGCGTTTGAAATTAGAACGTATGCTTAATCTATTTGCACAAGCATCAACAGGGAAAGACTTAAACCACGCATCACCTAAACAATTACAGGATTTATTTTATGTACACTTAGGTATACCTAAGTTAATGTCTTATAAGAAAGGCAAACAAAAAGTATCAACAGATCGTGAGGCTCTTGAAAAATTGAGAGATGATTACCCACGTGCTAGAGTATTTGCCAACGCGATTCTTGCGTTGCGTGATATTGACAAACAACTTGGTGTGTTAGAAACAGACAGAGATAAAGACAATCGTATTCGTTGTTCTTATAATGTGGCTGGTACAGAGACAGGTCGTTGGTCATCTTCAGAAGCCCCTTGGGGTACAGGAACTAATCTTCAAAACATAACAAAAGACTTGCGCGAAATCTTCATACCCGATGAAGGTATGACTATGTTCTATGCAGACTTAGAGCAGGCGGAATCTCGTGTGGTTGCTTATCTTACAGGTGATGAAGGATATATCAATGCATGTGAGAGTGGTGACTTGCATACCACTGTGGTTAAAATGGTTTGGAAAAACATGGGGTGGAGCGGCGATGCTGCACAAGAAAGAAAGCTAGCCGAGAATCCTTATTACTTACAGTTTAGTTTTAGAGATATGTGTAAACGCGCAGGGCATGGAACCAACTATGGTTTGTCTGCTACATCTTTGGCTAGACATTTAAAGATTAAAGTAGCACATGCTACACGATTCCAATTACTTTATTATGGTGGTGTTATCCCATTGGATTCTGTTAATAGGTGGCATCAGCAAGATCCTCGAGCTGGATTCGATGAGCTTCTGGCATATGGTAAAGTATATGGTGAAAAGACTAAATACGTAGATGTGCCTGGCGCATTCCCTGGAATTCGTAAGTGGCACACTGATATAGCAAATGAGTTATTAAATACTGGAACACTAATCACACCACTAGGTAGAAGAAGACAGTTCTGGGGAAGGTTAGATGATGCCGCTACATTGCGTGGCGCTATTGCTTATGTTCCTCAGTCTACTATTGGTGACTTATTAAACATGGGATTGTATCGTGTGTGGAATGAGTTGAAAGATGATGGCGTTCAAGTATTAGGTCAAGTACACGACGCGATTTTAGGACAGGTTCCTACTGAAAAGGTGGATGAATTGATGCCTAAGATTGTGGAGTGTATGACAAATCCTATTCAAGTAGGCGAGAGAACATTGGTGATACCTTCTTCTGTTGAGGTGGGTAACACTTGGAAGAGTATGAAAACATGGGAAAGGGGGCACGGTGACGCGAATATATAAAGACTATATAGACGCATGCGTACAGGCTACAGAAAAAAGTCCGATACCAAAACTGTTTAGAACTTGGGCGGCGCTATCTTCTGTATCGGGTGCGTTAGGCAGACGAGTGTGGATGCCAATGGCGAACTACGATATACGTGCGAATATATTCGTCGTGCTTGTAGCTGGACCAGGGAGAAACAAATCAGTTAGTTTGATTCTACCATTTAGTAAAGTATTTCGTAAACTAACTACGCCTGTTGGAACTAAACCAGATCATGACGATTTTAATTCTGGACTAACAGAGTTTGGTTTGAAAGAGTTTCCTCTTTATCTTATTCAAGATAGGATAACACCCGAAAAGTTGGCAGTAGATATGTCTAAAGCATCTCGATTGGATATGAGATTATCTACAATGGGGGAAGAGTTTTATGATGGGTCATTAACATTAGTAACTTCGGAGCTTGGTACATTCCTCTCAAGACACGAGCGATACTTACAAATGTTCTTGACCGATATGTGGGATAGTAAAGAAGAATACTCACATAAGACTAAGACTGCAGGTGAGCACATCATTAGAGGTCCTTGTTTAAATTGGATCGCATGTGCTACACCAGAGCAGTTCGTTGATAACTTACCCGAAGATGCTAGGTCGCAAGGTTTATTATCTAGAATCATTCCTGTCTTTTATGATGGGGAAAAGATTCCACAATCTTTATTACAAGATAGAGTGGATGATGCAACCATAGTTAATCTTAGACATGACTTATCTGAGATAGCAAAGATGTATGGACCTGCAAGATTTGATGAAAGAGCATTCGATAAGATCAACGAAGATATAGAAACAGGACTTGAACCGATACCAACAGACGCTAATCTATCTGAGTACACTCAGCGTAGAGTATCTCACTTTATCAAGGTAGCTTTAGCTATTTCTGCTAGCTGTTCTAAAGATAAGATAATTACTTGGGATCATTGGCAAAGAACTAAAGACTTAATGTTTGAAGTAGAAGAGGCTATGCCCAAAGCATTGGCTGGAT